CACAGCGCGCCAATCGTGCCGCTGATGTTTGCAACGGTGAGAGACGGCCGTGAACTCTGGCCGTCACTGCTGACAGATATGCCGGTCAGTTCATACGGCCACGCGCCATACTCCTGCCCCTGCCACCACACCGACTTCGGCTCAAGTTTTGACTCGTCGCCGCCTGCGGCGATGATTTCCGCCTCGGTATGCGGAATTGTCTCGTTGTGAAAGCGAAGAATACCCGCACCGAACGCTGAGCCGTCCACCTCGATCAGGCGGACGCGCTTACCCGGCTCCAGTTTCTGGACATCAGATGAAATACTCATGGATGGTATGCCTGTATGAATGTGCTGCTGAGGGTGTATTTTTTGTTGCCGTGGGTAGATATCTGGAAGGATTCCGCGCGCCATAAACCTGAAGGCTCAAGCGGTGGCTTCCAGATAAATGACTTCCACCCTGCATGTCTGTTCAGAAAGTTTTTAATGGCCTGAATGTAAGCCTCGTCGCCGGTAAAGCTCACGCTCCACTGAGGTGTTACCGGGTTGATGCCGTCCCCGGCCACCTGTGTATAGCCATCGCCAAACTGCGCCTTTCGGGTACGAAAACTTGTATCAACCTGAGAGGTAACCTTTGGGCACCAGCTGAAGGTTTCGACTGCCATGGTTAAACTCCCTTGATTAATCGCCACAGAGGCGAGCCCGGCATGCTGGCCTGTTCGTTAATGACACCAGTGATGGCATCCTTAAGCTGCCTGCCTGCTGCTCCGGCAGTACCCTGACTGGACGCCTGTGGAGAACCGCCCTGAATATTGATATCGCCGAAGTTAACTGAAGGCACGCCGCCAGAGACCTGCGGCATCCCTACTGCGCGAACAGCAAGATCACCATTAGGTGCCCGCGTGAGGGGCATAATGGCTTCAGGACCTGCCTCGCCGAAAATCCCCGCACCCTTGGCAAAAGCAAACAGCTGAGGCGTCTGGAAAACGCCATTGCTGTAAGCGCTCAGGGACGGAGAGTCGTAAACATTACCCTTCGCATTAAAGGTAAAGTTCGCGCCGGCATTCTGAATAGCGGTACCGCTGCTGGCGGTTGCGGCTGACGAGGCGCCAAAACTGAACAGTGATCCAATTGAGCTGACGCCATTAGCAACAGCCATGTTCACCAGAACGTTCTGGATGATCTTCAGTACGCTCACGCCCCAGTCCTTCCAGCTGTCAACGTTGCCATTGAGCATGTCGGTGATCGTGGTGACCGCGCCACCCATGGCCTGCTTCATGCCGTCAGCGGCCATGGAAGAATAATCAGTAGCCTCGTCCACCCAGTTCGCATAACCCTCAGACAGTCCCGTCATCCAGTCGTCACGCTGCGCATCAGAAGCTGCGTAATATCCCTCATGGTCGCGCAGGCGCTCTTCGAGGTAGCGCTTATTAAGTGCCAGCCCCTGCTGATAGAACGTCTCGTCGATTTCACCAGCCTGACGCTGGCGGAGAAGATCGGTATTCTTCTGCTCAAACTCCTTACGCAGATTGAACTGCTCCTGAAGTCTTTCACGGAACCGGGAGCCCTGCCCGTATCCCAGCAGTTGCGCTTCATTGGCTGCGCGGGCGCTGGCGTTACTGTCGGCGAGGTTGGCTTCGTAATTTCGCAGTTGCTCACGCAATTTAACCTGGTCAATCAGCGTAGCATTCTGCAATACCGTCTTTTTCTGGGCTTCTGTCAGAGAAGCAAGTTCGCCCTGGCTGACCTGGTATTTAACCTTCGCCAGTTCAGTATTCTGGCCTTGCAGGGCAATCTGCTCTTTTTGCTGCTTGATAAGGCGCTTATACACATCCTCGGTTTTCTCGCCTTCGGTTTTACCACCCTTCGCCTTAGGTTTGTTGGCCTCATTATTCCGCCATTCAGCAAGACCGTTATTAATCAACTCCTGACGGCCTGTCTGGAATTGCGGATCACTGGTTAATCCCAGGTCATCGGCTGCATAACTCAGTCGCAGGCGCTCTTTTGCTTCACCCTTCAGGCGTGACAACTCCAGATCCCGGCGGCTCTTTTCGAGGGCATCGGTTTGCTTTTTGTCGAGATCGGCCTGCGGAAGTCTGAGCGGGACGTTAGCCAGCCCCTGACGCGCCATAAGGAGTTGGTTACCCAGTCCGAGTAATCGATTAAGTTCATCGTGCTGCCCATTCATCAACAGAAGTGATTGATAAGCCCGGTTCTGATTCGCTGCCTCCTCCCGAATTAGCATCACACGCCGATGCTCAAGACCTTCAAGAACCTGTTGGATAGAGGCAGATTTCTCCTGCATCTGGGCAAGCCTTTCCTGCTCAACAGATAACTGTTCAGTGGCTGTAGCCAGTCCACGGGTCACGGTATCCAAAGATGTCAGGTGGTTAATCATGAAACCACCGCTGGTCGTTGGACCGGGATTACTGATCACTGACTGATAACCAGCTATCTGCTCTTTCAGATTTTCTATCTTGCTCTTTTGTTCATCTATCAGCCTGTTCTGCTCATTCAATGCTGCGCGCGTTTTCTCAGCATTGTCTGAAGCTTCAGGTAAAGACATTGCCTTCGACTTTTTACTGACTTCATCAATCGTGGTGGCGTATTCCTGCGCCGAACGCCGAGCCTGCTCCTGATTCTGATACATCGCATACCAGGCTCCTGCTCCCAGCATCACCAGACCCGGCACGCCGCCAATCAGGCCAAGCGCACCACTCATCAGGCGAGTGCCGACAGATGTTACGCTATTGAGATTGCTTTGAGTCGAAACACGATTTGAGATGTTACGGTTTAAAGCAGCCTGAGCGGCAGCCAGACGCCTTTCAGCGACAGCCTGAGCGTCGGAATTTTTAGCCGCTACCAGCCCTGCCTGCGCGCGTTCAAGTGCTGTTCTGGCTCGCACCTTTTCCGTAGCTGTGCCACTGGCAAGAGCGGTAGTCAGTCTGGTATGGGCCGCAGTGACTTTTGCTTCAGCCGCCGCGACCTTTTCTTGCTGAGCCGCCTGAACATCTGCACTTCTTGAACTCTGTACTGCTTGCTGAGCCCGATAAACTTCAGCCCTGGAAGCCGCAACAGCAGACTGCGCCGCTTTATCCTGCGCGACTGCAAGGGCAACCTCTGATTTCGCAGCTGAAATTAGCGCACCTGTTGCACTCGTGGCACTGGTTACAACTCCGCTTAGGTAGCGTGCCAGTCCCACGCCAACAAGCGCCCCAGCGACTGTTGTAATTGTTGACATATTGTCAGCAACGTCACTAAGCGCGCCGCTCACTGCTGATGAAGTAAAAGAATCAAGCGTCTGGGCAACATTATCCAATCCGCCAGACAACGCATCAGTAGCACCGGTTGCCTGGTTTACACCGCCCACCCAGGCCATGAATGAGTTAGTTACTTTTTGAAGGGATCCAGAAACCGTTTGTGGCATGCTGGCAAATTCGCCCTGCAATGCTCCTAACTGGCTCATTAAAGCTGGGACAACCTTATCGATCGTAAGCTGTCCCTGGTCAGCCATGCTCTTGAGGTCTTTACGGGCTACACCCATTCCCGCAGCCAGAGCGCGGATTACCCGATCACCGGCTTCGTTAACGGCGTTAAATTCTTCGCCACGAAGAACGCCTTGTGCGAGCGCCTGGCTGAATTGAGTGATAACAGAACTCGCTTCCTGGGTGTTAGCCCCAGAAAGTTTGAGGCCGGTAGAGACAGCTTCTGTAATTTTCAGAACTTCGTCAGAGCTATAACCGTACTCGCGCATTGAGGCTGCTGCGCGGGAAAAAAGGTTTGCGTTATCTGAAAATGCCGTGCCGGTTCTTTGGCTGATTTCCATTAACTGACGCTGTGAAGCGGCAAAATCATCAGCAGAAGATGATGCCTGTTTAAGGCGAGCGTTTACGGAGTTCCACTCATCAGCAATCTGCGCAATTTTACCCGTTGCAAAAGCTGCCGTAGCTGCGGCGGCAGCCCTTCCAGCAGATGCAAATCCGGCAGTCAAATCAGAGAGCGCCCTTTCGCTCTCTCTGGCAGCAGCAGCGGCCTGCCGACCACCATTCTGCATAGTGCGGTAATAATCCTGCCCCATTCGTGAGGCGCGGGAAATTTCCGTCTGGAATGATTGCGAGTTAGCGGAAATTTTAATAATCAATTCACGTAATGTTGCCATCACATTTCTCCAGGCGAAAAAAAACCCGCCGAGGCGGGTTATTATAATGAGATAATTAATTTCATTTGCATTCTTTGATTATTTCCAAAACTTCCTTTTCAGAAATTGGTACGAAGTCAGTTTCAGAACGTTGATAAGAGATTAAAGATTGACTATTGTTTTTTTTAACCTCTACCCTATGAAAATACTTCATGCGGGAGAACTGAATCGCACCAATATAAATCTCCAAACCTTCCCCATCAACTAAGTTATTGGTAACAACTTTTTCTGGTATTAAAAAATCTAGTTTATCTAGTATACAACCACTTACGTCATCTGCACTTCTGCTTGATGAGAAAGAAAGTTTTTTATTATTCTTTATATCGTTCCTTGTATCACCAGCACAACCCGCAATCAGAAATATTATGAGTATTAAAATTTTCACCATAATCCCTCCAGTTAAAGAGGGATAATATTATGAATGTAGCAAAATGTCACTGAGTTGCAGCAGTTAGCGCCGCCTCAAGCCCTGCAAACGGGTCCTTCGGTTCTGATTGCTCATCACCACCCCATCGCAGGATCGCATCGTCCAGCGGTACTTTTGCCCCCTGCGAACCGTAGATGGCAGAGACGAGCTGGGCTGCCTGAATGTCGCCACGGATATCGCCAACCGGACTTTGCCTGTCAAACTCAATCCACATCAGAAGCTCGCTTGCCGTCATATTCTGCCGAAGCTCTGAGAGCGTGCGCCCCATCCGGAGCGCAAGCGACATCAGAAACTTTACGCCGGGGGTTGAGACTTTTCCCGCGCTTCGTCCGCATTGTTGATCAGGTCAAGCGCCTGTTTGAGCAGGCGTGAATGGACGGGGCCGTAGATTTCACGCACCTGCTCTTCTTCGTCTACGCTGAATACCGGTTGCTTATCGGTGTCGCACAGGACGTCAATGAAGAGCACCACGTCAGCGCAAAGATTACGGTGTGCCTTTTCCGATACCGACACATTTTCATCATCAGCACCCGCTTTCACCACTTCCTGCCAGCGAAGCCAGGCTTCACCGGATGGCTCACGGAGAACCACTTTGACGCCTTCCCACTCAGGAACGGCGACCGTCTTATGACGAAAACCCGACATCTTAGCCAGGGCGAGATTTTTAATATTCTTCATGCGACCTCTCAGGAGCCAGACTCGATGTTTTCAGGCTTACCTTTCAGGCGCAGGGAGAACGTTGCCGCCACTACGCCGTTGGTACCTGAAGACCAGGTGTGCTGGCGGATTTCAGCCAGGAACTTAAAGCCCTTGCCGGACGGGAAGATAACCTGGAAAGCGTAGGTCGTATCGTTGTCATAGGCCTCACGCAAGGCGTCCTGCGCCGGATTCTTGTAGAAGTTGCCGGACAGAGAGATTTCTGACGGAGAAGGCAGGCCGTTGATGTTCTCCTGCTCGGTAGAGCAAAGTGTTGTTACGTCGATATCCTGCTTCTGACCACCGGTGAACTGAATTTCTTTGATGGTGCAACTCAGATCGAG